TCACCCGTGAAACTGTCCTGACACATGCCGAAGTGGAGCCAACGCTCGGCGTCAAGCAGCGTGGTAAGTGGGATATCTCTCGACTTCCGTTTCGTGCTGATCTTGTCGGTGCTTATCCAGTTGGCGATTACATGCGTGAATGTGTGCGTCAGATCCTCGGTGATGATCCCGTCAGTGATTACGAACATCGCCCATTCCTCAAGATGGGCGGCAACAATCCTCGAGCAGCAGTCAAAGAGCTGCAAGAAGATCTACAACTTGCTGGATACCATTCTGGCAAGATTGACGGGCTATTTGGACGGCGAACACGTACATCTGTAATGGCATTTCAGGCTGACAACGGCTTAGTGCCAGACGGTATCGTAGGCACAGCAACTTGGGCAGCCTTTGATAGCGCAGACGTCGTGTCAGAGCGTGACATCGACGTTCAAGAGTTGGCAAAGACATCTCGCACCATGCAGCTCGCAACCAAAGGCGAACGTGCGCTAACGACCACTGAGGCGACATTGGGTACGGGGGTATCCATTGCAGGTGCCGTAGAGATTGCCAAAAGCGCACAACAAGCTGAAGGCGCCTTGGAAATCGGTCAACGTATCCTCACAGAATATTGGCTGCCATTGATCGTTGTTCTGGGTGTGGTTCTAGCGTCTCGCTACGGCAAAACTATGCTGAGAGCTATCAAAACAAACCGTGTCGAAGATGCGCGCCTTGGAAAGCATTTAGGACGATGAAGTTGTTTGGAGGGTTCACCCCCTATATTATGGGCGCTACAGCTGCAGCACTCCTAGGGCTAAGTGCTTGGCTTTGGATCTTAGAACAACGCAACGAAACGTTTAAAGCAGAGCTCGCAATAGCTCGAGGGCAATACGCAACGTGTAGTGCCCGTATCATCAATATCGAAGAGGATAAAAAAAGTGATGCGACTGTTACTGATCCCAGCACTTACACTCCCCCTGATGGCTGGTTCATGCCTTAGCCCACCTCCTCCGGTAGAAGTAGACGAAGCTTATTTCTGTGATGTGGAAGAAGCTCGTCGATTTAGCCATGCAGAGTGGGTATGGAGAGAAAAGAATGCACCGTGGAATTTAGTCAAAGACATCAAAACCAATCTTACGTGGGAACGTGAGTGTATCGACCTGACCGATGGGATTTGATTGGGTATGATGCGGAACCAAAGAGGATCAAAGCTATGATGAGTCGTACATTACAGAGCCGGTGGAATGCGCCAGACTTGTCAGCTTTTGACGAGGAATTAGACGCGTATCTGAACAGGCAAAATCCGTTGCTAACCTTGGCTCCGATGAGAAGTCAAAAACCGCCTCAACGGTCTTCTGAAGAGTTGGCTCAATTGGGTCCGGATCCGATGTCCCGTCCCCGTCCTCAAATGCGTGCTGGTAGTTTAACAGACATGGACGATCGTGAAGTATTGGCTCGTACGATTGCTGGAGAAGCGGGTAGCGAAAGTTTCAAAGGCCAACAAGGCGTGTTGAATGTATTGATGAACCGTGCCCGTAACGGTGGGTATGGCGGCAAAAACCTAAGAGATGTTGCTTTAGCCGATGGACAGTTTTCAACGTGGAATAAAGTTACTGGGTACGCAAAAGGCGAAGGCGGTCTAGACGTCTTTAATTTAAAACCTTCTGCTGAAATATATGGATTGGTTGATAAAGCGATGAACGGCAATCTCGACGACGTAACAGGAGGTGCTTTAAATTTCTACAATCCGGCAATAGCAGATCCTAAATGGGGCGCAAGATACGGCGGTAACTTCCCGTTGACGATTGGTAATCACATTTACGGGTGGGCTAAATAATGGATACCGCAAACAAGTTCAGCATGGAAGCAAATGGCATGGTACAAACCAAGCCTTTGACTGAGTGGAAAAAAGAACCAAGCGTCATGGATCTGAAAGCAGATCTTGATATTGCTAAACCGAGCCGAGACGCGAGGGTTACTCAGGTTCAACATTGGCTCAATCTTCGAAATATTGAAGGCAATGTCAAACCAAAGCAAATCAAAGGCCGTAGCCAAGTTCAGCCTAAGCTCATTCGTCGTCAAAACGAGTGGCGCTATTCTGCTGTATCCGAACCATTTCTAAGCTCAGAAAAACTGTTCAAAGTGTCTCCTGTAACGTGGGAAGACAAAGCAGCCGCTAATCAGAACGAGATGATTCTAAACTGGCAGATGCGTACTAAGCTGAACCGAGTGAAGTTTATCGATCAAGTTGTACGTACGTTTGTCGATGAAGGCACGGCCGTCATCCGTGTTGGTTGGATCAGGAATACAGAAATTGTTCAGGTAGAAAAACCTATCTACAATTTCTATGATCTACGTCCCGAAGACGAGCAGCAAGCAGAGATGTTGGCTCAAGCTCTTGAGATGCGTGTCCAGAACTACAATGAGTATTTGAACCTGCCGGAGATTCTCCAGGAAGCCACTGAGTTTACGATGGAGAACGAGCGTCCTGTATTTGCTGAACAAGTAGGTACAGAGATCGTTGAAGAAGAGAAAATCTTGGATAACCGTCCAACGGCCGAGATTGTGGATTATCCTAATTTTTATCTAGATCCAGCGGCCGAAGGTGACGTAGACAAAGCAACATTTGCTGTGGTGTCTTACGAAACTTCTAAAGCAGAGCTGTTGAAAGACGGCCGGTACTCCAATCTTGAAGACATCAAATGGGCCAATCAAAGCCCGTTGATCGAGACTGACCATGAGACCATGTCAGACAACACAACCGCCTTTAAAGATGATCTACGCAAGCGTGTCGTGGCCTACGAATACTGGGGCTGGTACGACATTGAAGGCAATGAATCGTTGGTTCCTATTGTGGCCACATGGGTCGGAAACACGATGATCCGTATGGAAAAAAATCCATACCCGGATCAAAAAATACCTTTCGTTGTCATCCCGTATCTTCCCGTCAAGAAGAGTGTTTTTGGTGAACCTGACGCTGAGTTGCTGAGTGAAAACCAAGCAATCTTGGGTGCTGTTACTCGTGGCATGGTCGACCTGTTGGGACGTAGTGCCAACGGTCAGACCGGTTTCTCTAAAGACATGCTCGATGCTGTAAACCGGCGCCGGTACGAAGCAGGACAAGATTACGAATTCAATCCAAACAAAGACCCACGTTTAGGCGTGCATCAACACTCGTATCCAGACATCCCAGCATCTGCCATGAATATGTTGGCTCTACAGAACCAAGACGCAGAAGCTCTCACAGGCGTTAAAGCCTTCTCTGGTGGCTTGTCTGGAGAAGCTTATGGTGACGTAGCCTCTGGTATCCGCGGTATGCTGGATGCAGCCTCTAAGCGCGAAATGGCCATTGTACGTCGTTTGGCTCAAGGCATCAAAGATATTGGAGACAAGTTTACATCAATGAACGCCATCTTCCTCTCCGAGGAAGAAGTCATTCGTGTGACTAATGATGAGTTTGTATCTATCCGTCGTGAAGACCTGGAAGGTGAATTTGATCTAGCAGTGGATATTTCTACGGCTGAAGTCGAAGATGCCCAAGCTCAGGATCTGACATTCATGTTGCAGACTATGGGCAACACCATGGACTTTAACCTGACCAAGATGATTTTGGGTCAGATTGCAAAACTGAAGCGTATGCCTGATCTCGCTAAACTGATTGAACAGTTTGAACCGCAACCAGATCCCATTGAGCAAGCACTGCGCGAGGCTGAGCTGCAAAAAGTACAAATGGAAATTCAGGTACTTCAGTCAGAGATCATGGTGAACCAGGCTAAAGCACGTGAGACGGCTTCCAATGCAGATCTAAAAGACTTGGACTTCTTGGAAACTGAAACAGGTACAAAACATGCGCGAGACGTAGATAAGACCCATGCTCAAGCACAGAGCAATCAGACGATGAAGATTACAGAAGGTATTCTGAAGCAAGGTGAAGGTGGACCGAGTAAAAGCAATATTCGTCAAGCAGTTGCGTACGATAGAATCACTCAAGCGTTGACCGATAGGAAGACTCAGTGAATCGTCCCAACCACACCACACCGCGTCAAATCACATCAGAATACCTCTTAAGGACACAAGATGAATAACGACATTGCTGAACTTGAATTGAACATCGAAGCAGCCAAAGAACTCATGCAACAGCGTGACGCTCTTCTCCGGTTGAACGATAACCATGACTTCAAGAAGATCATTGCTAAAGGCTATTTCGAAGACGAATCAATCCGTCTAACGCACTGCACTGCCGACCCAAACCAAAAGAACCACCGAGACGAGATCATGATCAGCTTGCAAGCCATATCGGTTCTAAAACAGCATCTACATTACATAATTGTAATGGGAAACAATGCCGAACAGGCAATGCTTGAAGCTGAAGAGACCTTGGACGAAATCCGTGCAGAAGGCGGTGAAGTCTAATGGCAGATGTAAATTATGATGGTTTGACCGATGAAGAGTTGATGCAGCTTCCTGATCCCGAAGAGATGGAAGACTCAACGTTGTTCGCGGAAGAAAATGTTGAGCCGACGTTTGAAGAGGAACTGGACACCGCAACCGAAGAAGCGGACGTAGAACCAGAACCAACCCAAACCGAACCAGAGCAACCCGAAGCAGAAGAAGCGGCAGCCGAAGGCGAAGCCGTTGATGATGCTGACGAGATTGAAGAAGTAGAAGCTGCTGCTGAAGAACCTGTCATTGACCCAATGGCTGAATCTAAAGACGAGCAAGAAGCTCCAGAAAAGGTTGCAGCTGAAGACGACAAGACCGAAGCAGTCGACGAAGAGCCGGACTACAAAAAGATGTACGAAGAAGTCATGGCTCCGTTTAAAGCGAACGGCAAAGAATTCAAACCAGAGTCTTCGCAAGAAGCGGTTCGTTTGATGCAACAAGGCGCAAACTACGTCAAGAAGATGACTGCGTTGCGTCCGAACTTGAAGCTTATGCGTATGCTTCAAAACCAAGATTTGCTCGATGAGGAAAAACTAACTTTCCTGATTGATGTGCATCGCCGCGATCCCGCAGCGATTCAGAAGCTTCTCAAAGACGGAGATGTGGACCCTATGTCCATCGATACCGATGAGGAGCCCAAATACAGCCCCGGTGATCACAAAGTCAGTGATGACGAGATGGCGTTTCATTCTACTCTGGAGGAAGTTCTTTCCTCAAGCACTGGATCGAAAACCGTCAAACTCATTAACGACACATGGGATGCCCGGAGCAAAGAGGAGGTTTATCGAGATCCCGATATTCTCAAGCTGATGGATCAACATCGACAGTCAGGAATCTACGACAAGATTTCTACTGAGATCGATCGTCAGATGACCCTGGGGGATATCTCGACAAACATTCCGTTTATCGAAGCCTATAAGACCGTTGGTGACAAGCTATTTCACTCAGGACGATTGATTCCGCAGGACCAAGAGCAAGGCAACAAGCCCAATACTCATGGTTCCTCTGAACAGACACGTACACCTGTAGCGACAAGCAAACCCAAACGCACTGTAGCCTCGAACGGAGACCGCGTGAAGGCTGCCTCCCCTACACGTTCAACCCCTAAAGCGCCTGCTAAAGAGTTCGATCCGTTTGCGATGTCAGACGATGAACTCATGAAGGCGACATCTCCCCGTTTTTGAGGAACTGAAAAATGGCCCAGATTTATAACGACGGCACCCAATCGGGTGAAACAATCGACGGTACTGGCTCGACCCAGATGAATACCTTCCTGTGGCAACGGAAAGCTTTGATTGAAGCTGCCAAAGACATGTATTTCATGCCCCTCGCGGACGTGACCAACATGCCTAAGCACTACGGCAAAAAGATCAAAGTCTACCACTACATGCCCCTGCTCGATGACCGCAACGTCAACGATCAAGGCTTGGATGCGGCTGGCTCTTCGTACGCTAACGGTAACCTGTATGGGTCATCTAAAGACATTGGTTCAATCGATACCAAACTGCCGACACTGACTGAGAACGGTGGCCGTGTTAACCGCGTTGGTTTCACGCGTCTGCAGATCGAAGGCACCATGCAGAAGTTTGGTTTCTTCCATGAGTGGACTCAGGAATCAATGGACTTTGATTCTGATGCGGACCTGTACCAGCACATCTCTCGTGAGATGATTACCGGTGCAACGCAGCTGGGTGAAGCTGTTCTGCAGAAAGAACTGTTGGCAGGTGCAGGTACGATCGTCTTTACCGGCGACGCAGTATCTGACGTGACGGTAGACGGTGAGTCAGCCGATCCAGCTGTTGTGGATTACGCAGATCTGATGCGCCTTAACCGGACGCTGAACGATAACCGTACGCCAAAGCAGACCAAGATCATTGCGGGTTCTCGTATGATCGACACACGGGTCATCCCATCCTCTCGTGTTCTGTACATTGGTTCCGAACTGGAATCCATTGTCAAAGGCATGACAGACCTCTTCGACAACCAAGCGTTTATTCCGGTTGAGAAGTATGCTGATGCAGGCACTGTCATGAACGGCGAAATTGGTACTGTTGAACAGTTCCGTATCGTTGTTGTTCCTGAGATGCTGCACTGGGCTGGCGAAGGCGCTGCTGTGACAACCAACCCCGGCTACGAAGAGTCCGGTGGTAACTACAGCATCTACCCAATGCTCTGTGTTGGCGATGGCTCGTTCACAACTATTGGTTTTGCCATGGGTGGTCGTGACGCAAAGTGGAAAATCATCACCAAAAAGCCTGGTGAGAAAACTGCTGACCGTACCGACCCATACGGCGAAAAGGGCTTCAGCTCTATCAAGTGGTGGCATGGTACGATGATCCTGCGTCCCGAGCGTCTGGCTCTCGTAAAAACCTTGGCTCAGATTTGATCTAGCTAAACATGAGGAGGGGGCTTTGGTCCCCTCCTTTACGACATTTAAAATACCCATGAGGATAGACCATGTCTGAAATTGAAGAAGAGTTTGACCGCAGCCCCGAAGCTGAAATGGCTTCACTGAAGGAAAAAGCTACACAAATAGGTGTGGAGTTTGGTGCTAAGATTGGTCTTGAAACACTGCGGCAACGTGTGGCTGTTGCACTGACAACGCCTCCCGAAGAAGAAGGACCGCCAGATACATCTGGTTTGTCCAAGCAAGAAAAATTCATGAAAGTGCGAGAGCATTTGCGCAAGACCGAACTGGCTTTGGTACGTGTACGCATTGCAAATCTCAACCCAGACAAAGTAGAATGGCCAGGTGAAATTATCACTGTCGTTAACAAATACCTGGGCGCCGTTCGTAAGTTTGTCCCGTTTGGTGAAGCGACTGACAATGGGTATCACATTCCCCAGATTCTGCTGACCCAGTTGAAGGCACGCAAGTTCCTGCAAAAGCGAACCAAAACAGATCCCCGTACCGGTGATATTCAGGTCACAACTCGTTTTGTACCTGAGTTTGGTATCGAAATTATGAAGCCGCTCACAGAGAAAGAAGTTGCAGATCTGGCAGCCAGTCAAGCATCGACACGAGGCATTGACTAATGGCAGCGCGCTTAGATGCAGTTGACATTGAAGCATTAATTGATGGCGTAGATTACATCCATTACGGAACGCTGACCATTTGTATATTGTCACTACTCAACGGTGCGCAAGTGATTGGACAATCTAACGTGATCAACCCAGACAATTATGACGATCAGGTCGGTTGCGACATGGCAGAAAAAGATGCCATTAGTAATCTATGGCATCTCGAAGGATACGCTGTAAAAACACGCGGATCTAAACGACTGCACTAAACCAGTAATGATCCCCTATTGGGGGTCATACCACACCCCACCAAAGGATTTGGTTTAATATGGCTGATACAGACCCACTCGCTAATTCGATCTTTGCCGCGTTAACCAGCGATCTGGATCTAATCACGCCATCCATTGATTTGGATTTGGCTGATTTTGAAATTCCTACGGACAGTGGTGCTGAAGCGTATGGAACAATCAATCGCCTAACTGAAGCGGATCTGACGACCCGTACAGTAGGCGGTGAGGGCATGTTCGATGGCTTGATGATGTCTCTTAAGGCACATCTAAAAGAAGAGCACAAAGAAGGCCGGATGTCCGGCAAAGAATATTCTGACGCTTATGTAGCCATGACCCAATCAGCTATGGGATTGGCCGCTCAGTATCTGATCAATCGAGATAGCCAGTATTGGTCTAATCTCTTGGTTCAGTCTCAAGCACAAGTAGCCCAAGTCGAAGTTGTTAAAGCACGTTTGTCTGCAGCAGTCGCACGAGAAGAGTTGAAGATTGCAGCAACATCCACAAAGCTCAGAGCCGCAGAGTATGCGCGTGTAAAGCAGCAACTTGCCACGGGTGAGGCTGAGTATGACTTGGCTGTTAAGCAGTTTGAGAAGTCATCCTACGAGCTTACAACGCTGTTACCAAAGCAAGCAGCTTTGCTCGATGGACAAGACTCTTTGCTGACTGCACAGGAAATCCAAGTAGGCGCACAGACAGCTCAGGTTACGTTTGAGACTTCTGACGTGCTTCCAGCGCAGGTTGCTAAAACAACTGCTGACACGACGGTATCTACGAACCAAGCAAGCCGTATTGCTGCTGAAAAGTTGGTTGTCGATAATGAGGCAGAGATCGGTGATTACCGGATCTTGAATATGCTTCCGCGTGAACTGGCGCAGTTAAATTCTCAAGTGTCGGCAACCGAAGCTCAGACAGCAAACTTTGTAGCTCAAAAAGAAGTGATTGATAACGAAGCAGCGATTGGGGATTTCCGTATTACGAGCTTGTTGCCGATTGAGCTCGCTAAGCTGACGGCGGAAAAAGATATTGTTCTGTCAGAAGAGTTGCGCATAGATGCCCAAACACTGCAGATCTCCACAGAAACCACGACACTGCTTCCAAAGCAGGTAGAGAAGCTCACAGCAGATGTGGTGATCTCTACAAACGAAGCTGAACGTATCACTGCGCAAACAGCGTTGATCACGTCAGACAAGTTGAAAACTGATAACGAGGTAGCCATTGGCGATTACCGTATCTTGAACATGCTGCCACAAGAGTTGGCTAAGCTAACCGGTGAAGTAACAATCGTCACCAACGAAGCTACACGCATCGCAGCACAGACTGATGCCATTGGTTCCGAAAAGATCAAAACAGACTTGGAAGTCTCTTCTGTACTTCCAGCACAAGTCGCATCGATCACGGCCGATACAGCAATCAAAACCTACGAAGTTGGTACGTTGCTGCCGAAGCAAGTCGACAAGCTGGATGAAGACATACTGTTGTCATCAGCACAGATCAGCCAAGTGACTGCTCAGAAAGATAGCGTATTGGCTGAGACGGCATCTCTCTTGCCTGCTCGTGTGGCAAACATTGGCGCAGACACTGACACGAAAGATTATCAGCATCTCACATTGATGCCTGCTCAGAAAGAGAAGCTCGTCGCAGAGCAACTCTTGATCATGTACGACAAAGAGACTCTGAAACCTGCGCAGTTGAAATCTATCGAGTGGCAGACCGAAGGACACCGTGCGAAAGTCAAAGAACTGGGAGGTGACGGCCTAGCAATTGAAGGTTCTATCGGTAAACAAAAAGCCCTACACGAAGAACAAATTCTAAGCTACAGACGAGATGTAGAAGCTAAAGTAGCAAAGTTGTACTTGGATACGTACATCACAGCGAAGACAGTGGATCCAAACTTGGCCGTACCCGGTCAATTGGACAAAGAGAAGATTGATACCATCATGGGTTGGCTGCGTGGTAACGCGGGTATGCCGCATCCAGTTGTCTAGATATGCCCACAAGAATATACACTTCAGCTCAGGTATATCCTCTAGGCGAAGAAGAAGTTAATCAGATCGAAAGAGTTCAGGGGGTGGTATTAAATGCCATCCTCTCGAACCGTTCATCCGATCTGGCAGCCAATCTCAGACAGGCAAGTCTAGGCAACCCGATGTTCAACCAACGTCGGTTTTACAGGGAAGCGGTACGGACAGATCCCGATCGGTTGTTTGGTGCTGATTTTGATAGCGCGGTAGACATAAACACGACGGAAGTGGTGTCAGAACTTACTCTTGCGCTAGGTCTGCAATCTGACGACACGCTCAAAATATCAGAAACATTCATCGATGACGGCAATGCAGATTACTTTGCAGAAGGTTGGCTCCTAGAAAACAGGCCTGACTTCTTAGACGATGCTTGGGAAGCTGCAATCGACAAGATTAACGAAACTGTAGTGATCAAACTGACTGGTGCCGATGAGGTCATTGAAGAGATTACGATCTCAGCACCAGTTGATCTGATTTGGTCGTGGAGTAACCAATCACGCCTTTTGTACGTGTACTACCAGGTCATTACCCAAGACCCTGTCACAGGGGCTGGTACGGCCACTACGAGGAAGCTGTACACGTATCGCCTTGGTTCAGGGGGCAATGCAACGTTAGATGCCTTAGCGAGCCAAGACGTAGCTGTGAGCAATTTCTATCCTGTGTATTTTCTGCGTAGGTTCAACAAGTCTGTGAAGGACTTTCCTGACGAGTATGCAAAACTCAAAACGTCCTATAAGACGTTATTTGGTAGTTCGGTAGATGCTCTGATTGACGCTGTAGAAAGCAGTGAATCCATAGACAACATCGACTTTTGTTATTTGTTTCAAGGAGTCTCATTAGGCACATCAAGCCAAACAGGATTGGCATATCTGTTTGATTTTTTTGAGATGCTGCGAGAGAACCAAACGACATCAAAAGCACAACACGCCGAGTACGGTACTATTAGACGCGATCCGTACATCAGTGATCGAGCGTACGAAGCACGTGTTGCAGCTGTAGTCGGAAACGATGTTTATAACCCAAATTTCAAAGCAGGGTTAGCATCAGCACCACACCCTGAATTTACCGGTCAACCTCATCCCCAAAGGGTCGTGTTTTCTCCTGGAGAGAGTACAACGTTTGATGAAGACTTTTCTGCGGTAGGGCAAACCAAGTTTAGGTACGCTCTGACTTGGGCTTACATCGATCGACAATTTTACAGCGGTAACGCTGCAAATCATCCTGGCACCATAGATAGAGAACCATTGAAGAAGGGTGAGCATTGGCTCGCTGTTGGACCCAGCGCGAACGTATGGGCAAAGAACCTCATCAAAGAACGGGAGAAACGGGAAGACTGGATCAAACAAGATGTACAGACAGTGTTGCTGTTTCGGCAGTATGATCTGAACCGGTACACCGTGTTAGAGATGGCGGGACTTAACCACGAGAATTACATCTACGAGGAAAACAAGGAAGTCACGCCTGCAGCAGAAGCAATCGGAAATCCTACATCTCCTTTTATGGTTCCTCTACACGAGCCAACACTTGAAGCCTTTGGCATGTCTCAGCGTGCAGCACTTGCATCGACGTCTTCCTATCTGGTGTTCAACGCGTATGAGATCGTAAAAATACCTTGGTATGCCACGAAGTTTTTCAAGATCATTCTGATAGCTGCAGCATTTATACTGCCGTATGTGTTTGGACCCACAGTTAGTTTAGCAGCGGCTGCCGGTGTCTTGGGAACCAACATAGCTGTAGGTACAGCAATCGGTTTGACTGGTGCCGCTGCTGTTGTTGCTGGAGCCGCGGCAAACATGATTGCAGGTATTCTGGTAGCCAATTTCGTTACGTGGGGTGCGCAGGAGCTGTTAGGTGATGAGCTTGGAGCACTTGTAGGAGCAGTGCTTAGTTTCGTTGCTATGAATCTGACAGAAGGTGGATTGCTCAATGGTGATTTGTCGATCGATTGGACAAGTCTGTTCACAGGTGAAAATCTGCTGAGAATGACTGACTCTATTGTGAGCGGATACACCCACATGCTTGCGATTGAGAACGGCAGTATATACGGCGAGATCGATGAGATTAACACTAAAGAACAAGAAGAGCTTAAAGACATCCAAGATCTCTGGGATGATCTAACTCACGATACGACCCTATTCGACCCTATGCTGCTAACAGAAAACACGTTAGACTACGGAGAAAGTAGATCTTTGTTTTTGAGCCGCACTTTGATGACGGGAGGTGATATTGCCTCTCTCTCGACCGGTTACATTTCTGACTTCACGCGATTTAGTCTTCGGTTACCTGATGCTCTGTCGTAACCACACCCAACCAAACCAAATCAAAGGATGTGAAAATGTCACCTGGTAGCTACAGATATGACGGATGGGGAATGGCTCCAGGAGCCACAACCGGTGAGTCTGATTATACGAACATAGGAGTGGGCACTACTGTGCCATATCGCTACAAAATGGACTACCGTAGCCAAGGCGATCACATGAACGTTGGCTTAGGTGTGAATGTTAGCGCGACGAGTCCTTCGGTGTTTAGCTCAAATAACGGATCTGCTGGAGGCATCGGTAGCATTCGTCCGCCTAGTCAAAAGGCGATTGATGCAAGCCGGCCTGGTGGGCTACCTGAATGGATGAGCTGGGATAACCTCGGTAACGCCGCCTATGCCGTTGGCGCACTTGGTTCAGTATGGGCGGGTATCCAACAAAACAAACTGGCTAAAGAAACCTTGGCTTTTAAGAAAAAGTCATACTCTGAAAACATGGATTTTCAGAAGAAAAGCTACAACACTGAGCTTGGAGATCGAGCAACAGCACGAGCTAGTTTCTCAGGGCAGAGCTCTGATTACGTCAGTGCCTACATGAACAAAAACCAACTGTAAGGAAATTCTGATGGCTCGTTTGACTTGGAGAAATATGCAAGCCCCTGACTTCAGGGATGTTGCAGCAATGCAGCAAAACTCCGGTAATTTGTTTGCTGAAGGCTTCTCAGGTCTTGGAGACATCGCAACCGGCATTGATAACAAGAACGTACAAGCAGCTGCCATGGAGCGAAAGCGCATGGAAGATGCTATGATGCAGCAAGCTCTTGCAGGCTCTGATCCTACCCAAGACGGCAACTGGGCGAGGGTGATGGGTGCAGGACCAGCAAGCATGATAGGAGACATGAGTGCGCATCTGAAAGATCAGCAGGGTCAATATGATAGTCGTGCGGATCGTCAGAACACGCGTGCTGACACGGCCAACGTGATCGTGGATACAGCTGCAGATAAGTTCAAGCTGGGTCAAGACGAGATCGGAGCTCAACGTGCCGAAGAGGTTTATCAACGTCAAGAACAAGAACGTATGATCGGTCTTGAAGCTCAAGAATGGGCGAACCAAGCTAAGTACGGTTTCAAGACTAAAGAAGAAGCTGAAAGAGCTATTGCTTTAGATCCGTCTCTGACTCCGTCACAACGCAAAGCACGTCAAACAGCGATTGCTGGAGCAAGTGATTCAATTTACGGGCAGAATCCAGACTCCGTTGCAGCGTTTAATACACGGCCCGATGTAATTGGCGTTCGAGCTGTGCTTGCTGAGCAAGAACAAGAACTAAAAGTCGAAGAGGGCAACGTACCCGGACTTGCTGCTTTGGAACGTGGATTGGCTGCTGAAAGCGGTAACGTACAAGAAGAAATTACAAAAATAGCAAACACCATGGTTGGCAAAGATGGCGAACCACTGTTTGAAGATTCCGCGGGTACGCTTACAACTCAACTTAACGGACTCATTGACACTTACGGTGATCGACTCGGCTCTGACATCGTTACTGGTGTATTTTTGAACCATGTTGAAAATGCTGATTGGGGTCTTTGGGGTGAG